TGTGGACGCGGACGAGATCAACGACGCGATCGAGGAACTACTAACCAGGAAGCCGCATCTAGCCGCAACGGCACGGCCACGCTTCCAGGGAACCGGCGACGGTGGAGCAGCGCGCAAGGCGTCTGGCCCTACTCAGCTAACACATGAGGATCTGGCAAAGATGAGTCCCGAGGCGATCGTCAAGGCGAAGCGCGAGGGACGTCTGTCCAACCTCCTATCTGGCAAGTAGCCAACCCCTTTGCGCTGGTCTACCTGACCGGCAATCACCCACACAGTAAGGAATCCAAGCATGGCCGTTACTCAGTTCATCCCCACGATCTGGAATGCGCAGCTACTAACTGACTTCCGCGAGCAGGCTATCGCCGCAGCGCTCACCAACCGTGAGTACGAGGGCAACGCCTCCGCCGGTAACGTCGTCAAGATCGGCTCGGCCGGTGCCATCGCGGTCAAGGACTACAAGGCTGGTAACGCTGGTGTCCCGCGCACCACGGCTGCTGACACTGTCTCCGCCACCACGGTTGACCTGCTGATCGATCAGGAGAAGTCCTTTGACTTCTACGTGGACGACATTGACAAGGCGCAGGCCGCCGGTTCGATGGACGCTTACACCCGTTCCGCTGGTGAGGGTCTCGCCGAGGATGCTGACAAGTTCATCCTTTCGACCGCTGTTGCTGGTGCTGCTGCGGGCAACGTCATTCCGGCGATCACGCAGACCACGCTAACCCCGGCGCAGGTGCTCAACGTCATTCGCGACATGCGCAAGGCGCTGAACAAGGCCAAGGTTCCCGCCGGTAACCGCGTGCTCGTCATCAACGCCGAGTTCGAGGCGCTGCTCCTGGACAACGCGTCCAAGCTAACCAACGTCGACCAGAGCGGTTCGCCCGCTGGTCTGCGTGAGGCTTCGCTAGGCCGTCTGCTCGGGTTCGACATCTACACGTCCGAGAACCTGCCGACCACGGCCAAGTCTCAGGCGCTTGCGTTCTACAAGCCGTCGGTTGCCTACGTCTCGCAGGTCGAGAAGACCGAGGGCATGCGCGCTCAGGACAAGTTCGCTGACCGCCTCCGTGGCCTTCACGTCTACGGTGCCAAGGTTCTGCGCGCTGGTGTGGGTGTCACCACCTTCACCGCTTCCTAATCCAATCTGCTGAGGGGTCACCTACGAATTTTCGTGGGTGGCCCCCGGCCCCAACTGAGCATAGGAGGTTGACCCTTGGCGCTCGTCATCGGTCCCAATGGTGCAGAGGTCTACATCCCGGATGAGGACGCACCCTGCCTAGTCGGTAACGGTGAGCGTGGACACAGCTACGCACCGGAGCCCAAGCCTGAGCCCGTGAAGCGCGCCCCGCGCCGCACGACTTCCAAGTAAGAGAGGTGGCCACGATGGCACTTGCACCGTTGGCCACCATCGCCGACCTAGAAGCGCGTGGCGTCACTGTCGCGCCCGAAGAGACCGCAGCGGTAAACGTCCACCTAGACGTTGCCTCCACGCTGGTCCGTGATGCCGCCGGTTCGCCCATCAGCGAGTCAGTCAGCACCGTGACCCTGGAAGGTAGGGGCGGACGCCTGCATCTACCTGGTGGACCCGTGACGGCCGTCTCAGACGTTGTCGTTGATGGGGTGGCAGTCTCGGACTACAAGCTACTGAGCGGCTCTCTAACGCGCTCCTGTGGCTTTGACTACGGCACAGAGGTTGTCGTCACGTACATGCATGGCCTGTCGACCGTGCCTGCTGACATCGTCGACATCGTCTGTCGTCTGGTCGGCCAAGAGCTAGTAGCGCTCCGCAACGGTGATGTTGCCTCGCGTGGTATCACGTCCGAGCGTATCGGCGACTACTCGGTTACCTACTCGGACGCCGAGACCGGAACCATGTGTCTGTCTGAGTATCAGCGCAACCGCCTCGCCGCTCGATTCGGCAACGGCGCAGGGGTCACGGTGAGAAGCCTGTGAGCCTGGCCCGGTTGATGAACGCGAGTGTCTCCGTGTGGCGCATGTCCTCGGTGCCGGATGGTGCCGGGGGAGAGACCACGTCCCTTGCACAGGTTGCCACATCCCGTGCGCTGATCAGCCAACCGTCTGCGTCTGAGCGCATGCTCGCCGACCAGGGCCAGTCTCAGCACTCGCACACGATCCACACCCCGCCGGGCACTGATGTCCGCCGGGGCGATGAACTGCGGCATGGCTCCCAAGTCTTCCGAGTCCTCTCGGTGTTTGAGCCTTCCCGCCCCATCTACGTACGCGCTGATGTGGAGCTGACCCAACATGGGTAGGCACCCGCGCGCGGCCGGTGGTCGGTCTGGTGTGTCCGTGACTATCAGCGGTAGTGAGGCTCTGCTCAAACAGTTGCAGCACACGTCCAGCCGGTTGCACCAGGCCGTTCGCAAGGCGGTAGAGGACGCGTCCAAGGAAGTAGTAGCCAGCACACAGCGGCGGGTCCACGTCGACACTGGCAACCTCAAAACGTCCGTGGACTACACCATGTCGGACGGCGCGAAGATCAAGTCAGAGATTGGCTGGAAGGATCGGGACGACCGGTACGCCGTGTGGCAGGAGTTCGGCACACAAGCCATGCCCGCCCGCCCCGCACTAGGCCCGGCCTTCAACGCTGAGAAGCGCAAGATAGTCCGCCGGATTGGAGACGCCATCAACGCAGTGATCAACGGATGATCCCGCTGTTCGCAATTCAGTCCGCCATCTTCGCCAAGCTGAACGCTGATCCGCTGCTCGCAGGCAAGGTGTTCGACTACGTGCCGGACGGAACGGAATACCCGTACGTCCGCATTGGTGAAGCCTCGGACGCTGAAGACAACAGCCTGTCTTCACGGGGCTGGTCGACCCTGGCCACCATTCATGTCTGGTCTCAGGCTCACGGATTCTCCGAGGGTCTGGCACTGGCCAACAAGGTTACTGAGCTGCTCGACCTAAAGCCCCTCACTGTCAACGGGTACGTGCACATTGCCACCCGCTACACATCCACCCAAACACTTGTTGACCCGGAGCCTCCGGGGGACATCCGCCACATCGTCATCAGCTTTACCGTCATCACGGAGGAGTAACACATGTCTGGAATCAACGCGTTCGGAACCAAGCTACAGCGAGGCGACGGCGCAGCTACTGAGGTGTTCGTCAGTATCGCCGACGTCACCGCGCTTACCCCGCCTGCGCTAAGCCGAGACACTCTCGACGTCACGTCGCACGACAGTGTGAACGGGTGGATGGAGTTTGTGGGCGGCCTGAAGGACCCGGGCGAGTGCTCCGCTGATGTCAACTACCAGCCTGCCGAGCACGACGAGCTAGTCAGTGACTTTGAGGACGACGTTCCGCGCAACTACAAGATTGTTTTCCCGGACGGCACCACGTGGGCATTCGCCGCGCTGCTGACCGGTTTCGAGCCCGACGCCCCGTACGACGACAAGCTAGCGGCCACGCTGACTTGGAAGGTCACCGGCAAGCCGACCATCACCCCCGGAGTCTAAGCAATGTCCATTCTCAATCGCGATGCAATCCTCGACGCCGAGGACAAGAACTATGAAGACGTTGACGTTCCGGAGTGGGGTGGCACTGTCCGTATCGCTGGTATGACCGGTGCCGACCGGAACTCCTACCAGGCTTCCATGGTCGTGCTCAGTCCGAACGGCACTGTTCAGCGGCTCAACATGCAGGACCAGCTAGCGAAGCTGATCTCTCGCTGCCTCATCGACGAGTCCGGCGAGCGTCTGTTCAGTGACAAGGACATCAAGGCTCTCTCGGCCAAGTCCGGCGCTGTTCTTGACCGTCTCGGCGATGTTGCCATGCGGCTCTCCGGTCTCCGAAAGGAAGACGTGGAGGCTGCGGCGGGAAAATCCGAGAAGACCCTGAGCACCGATTCCACTTCCGACTAGCAGCACATCTTGGGTACACGGTCCCGGAACTACTCGCGCGCGTCTCTTCCCGTGAGATCACGGAATGGATGGCGTACGAATCGGTTTCGGGGCCGTTGGGTCCTGAGCGCATGGACTCTCTGATTGCCATGTTGACGGCGACTGTCGCTAACACTGCCCGTGGTAAGGGCACCAAGGCTTCGACCCCCAAGGACTTCATGCCTAAGTGGGACCGGGGGCAGCGACAGGACTGGCGGGAAATGCTTTCTGCTGTCAAGACGTACAACCGCCAGATTGGAGGCACAGAGAAGTGACCCTAGACGACCTAATGGTTTCCATCGGGGTTGATACCAGCGAGCTCGAAAGTGGAATGGATGACGGTGTCCAGCGTGCTAATAGCAAGCTAGGCGAACTAGGAAAGGGTGCGGCCGGTCTCGCTGCTGGCGTAGGCGTGGGCGCACTCTTCTCCGAGGGATTGCAGGCAGGCGTAGACCTCACTGCGGTGAACTCCACGCTTCAGAGTCAGTACGGCCTGACCGAATCTGAAGCGGCCACGGCCGGTAAGGCTGCTGGTGCTGTCTACAGTGGTGGGTTTGGCGAGTCCATCACTGAAGTGGGGGATGCCGTTGGTGCTGTCACGCAGGCGCTAAAGGGCTTGGGTTCCATGACCGAGGCCGAGACCACGCAGATGACCGAAGACGCCATGTCGGTTGCCAATGCGCTAGGCGTAGACGTTGCCGACGCTGCCACGGCCGCAGGCAAGATGATTTCCAACGGCCTGGCCAAGGATGGTACCGAGGCATTCGACCTGCTGACGCAGGCTTCCAAGACGCTGCCCAAGTCCATGGTTGGCGACATCACTGAAGTGGTCGGCGAGTACGGACAGCAGTTCAAGCGACTGGGTATCAGCGGCGCCGACGCGTTCGGCATGCTGTCTCAGTACGTCAAGGCCGGTGGTAAGGACATCGACCAGGCCGCAGACATCATCCACGAATTCGGCCGTATCACTACGGAGAACACGGCGCAGGCATCTACCGCATTCAAGTCCCTGGGGCTCGACTCCAAGGACATGTTCGCGCGTCTGAAGTCCGGCGGTAAGGATGCCGAGACTGCCATGGGTGACGCCATCACGGCTATCCAGGGTGTCAAGGATCCGGCCAAGCAGGCTCAGCTAGCCGTTCAGCTATTCGGCGACATGGCCGGAGAGCAGACGGACGCGCTGTTTGCGATGAACCCTGCGGCTGCTGCTGCGGCATCGGGCATGGATAAGGCGGCAGGATCAGCGGCTAAGGCCACTGAGAGCATGTCTGCCACACAGTCCCTTGATGTGGTCTGGCGCTCCATGGCCACCACGATTGGGGAGTCGCTACAGCCTGCGTTGCAGTGGCTAGGCGACTTCATGACTGCCCACCCGGAAGTAGTGAAGATCGTTGCTGCGGCGCTGCTGGGTCTGGCTATTGCATTCGGCATAGCGACTATCGCTGTGTGGGCAATGAACTCCGCGATGCTGGCTAACCCGATCTTCTGGATCATTGGCCTTATCGTGCTGATCATCGCCATTGTCATTGCACTGGCGGCGAACTGGGAGGCCGTGAAGGAGCGACTTCTACAGGCGTGGAACGTCATCAAGGCCGGGTTCCTGGCCGGTTGGAACTACCTAGTCTCCAACGTGTTCGCGCCCCTCGGCCGGTTCTTCACGCAGACCATTCCCGGTTGGGTGTCGACCGGTGCCGCATGGGTCAAGTCAAAGTGGAACGACCTGGTGGGTTGGTTCAAGAGCATTCCCGGTCGCATTTCCAGCGCGCTGCGTGGTATGTGGGACGGCCTAAAGTCCGGGTTCAAGGATGCTGTCAACTTCGTTATCCGTGGTTGGAATAACCTGTCATTCACCATCGGTGGCGGGTCGATCATGGGCGTTGACATTCCGAGCATCACTCTCGGAACGCCGAACATCCCTTACCTGGCAACGGGTGGTGTGACCACTGGTCCGACCATGGCGATG